CGCCAATCTCATTCGCAAGATCGCGGGCTGGTCCAGGGTGAAAGATCAACCGCACTCACCCATTGTGCGTTTACGCATCCACTCAACCGACGGAACAGTGTCGGGGTTCTGAGCGGAGCGAAGGAGGACGCTATGGAGCTTGGAAATGGACTCCATATTGTACGCCCACCATACGTTTGGAACTCGGGCAATTTCGACCCTCTCGCTGGCGTCGTACACAGACTCAGTGTAATTAATTTTCCAGGCATCTGGGAATATTTCATCAAATAGAGGCGTGTGCACATCGTGGAGGTCCGATACACTGTCCAAGTGCTCTTCAAGTTCAAGTTGCGTACTGACAGGAATGTTGAACCATTCCTGAACCCGCTCCCTAGCCTCATAGGTAATGTAGGGTGCGGTGACCAGATCAGTCTCAGTCAGTGTGTCCATCGCCATCTGTATTTTCTCACGTTGATGAGCGTCGAATCCCCCGATCAGGACTCTCTTCATCTTATCCTTGCCTCTGTTACCAACACAGCGCAAAATGCACAAAGCAAAATTGTGGAGAATTGGACAGTTGCGACCCTCATAAAGCAAACTGAGAGCCTTGCACCTGTACAGGGCGCAGATCGTGGACGGCTTTGCATAGACGTACTTGTCCCAGACATACTGGAACTTGGAAAGCACGCTCGCGATATCCTTGATATTGGTCCCATCTTCGCAAGCTCTGATACCACAGAAAGCCACGTGCGTAGGGTTGGTCCCTTTATCTTCCTTCACCACAAATCCAAGGTTCGCAAAATCCTGCGGCGTCGGCATCTTGCCCCCGCACGTCAGAATCCCGTCGTCGCCTTCGACCTGAGCAACCCAATACTTGATGTAATTCTCATCGCGAGCGTTCCAGACCGCTTGACTCTCATCGAGCTCAAGTTGTCTCAGTACATACATCATGAAGCACAGGTTGGCGAAGCCATTCGCGGAGGATGTGTCCATCTCTCCAGACATACGAACGGCCTCAACAATGAAGAGGTAGTGTTTACTATTGATACGATTCAAGCCACTCAGAGTTTCACGCAAAATCTTCGCGTCCCTCTTGCCGTTTGGCAGATTTTTCAGCATGTGCTCATAAAGCGCCACATTTGTGTTACTCATGTAGAACTTAGTGAACATAGCCTCAAAGCTAGTGTAATCCGTACCAACGTACTGCTGAGCGCAATAGGCCATGCGCTCACGAATATAGGCAGCTCGCTGATTCACAGGAACATCCTTGACAAACTGTGGGAACAAGTCATAGATGACGCGGGCAACTCGCCCCTCCAGGGGACCAAAGAAGCCCTTGAACGCATCCATGCGTGCATTAATGCCAC